TCCCAACTCCCGAACGTGTCAACGACTGCCTTGTTGACATCGGCCAAGATCATTGTTCGATACTCCATGCTGAGCCGGTTGCAAGCCCCGCCCTCCGGAGTCTCTTTGATGAGAGCGTAAAGCTCTAGCAACCTCTCAAGCTCTCGATACCGCACTTCGGGAATAGGCTTGCTTATGCTGCTCATTTGTAGAAGTCCTTTGCGTTGATTTTCTCAAACGTGAAATCGTTCGCGCCTGAAGCCATGTACTTGATTATTTTCATGCCGAAGTCTTCGTGATGAGTGAAGCTAGTCTTACTCTTCTCTTCCTCAATCTCCGCTGCTAACATGTCCGCGTAGTCAAGAAACATCTTCTCTGTCTCTTTGTGGGTGAGACGGGCCAACCGGCCAAAGGCGCTGTCTGTGCGTGCTAACTCCATGCTCAGCTTGTAGGGGTCGAAGAGAAGGCCCGATTCGATCTGATAGGTTTGGTTGTCAACTATCTTCACGAAGTCATGCGCTGCGGTGGAGGCGTCGATATTGAGAGCTTGGTTGATTGCCTTAGTAACACCGGCTTCCATCGTTTCGTAGGCCGGTATGCAGTTCTTGATTGGCTTAGGCAGGTCGATGCAATACGCCTCGGAGTCGTCGTGATGAAGGACTGCATGAGTGCGGAGTAGCTGAACGATGCGAGGCTCAGCGTGACTGAGGGCTAGTGATAAGTCCGCTGCTAACATGGCGTGCTGTGCCACGCTCCAAAAGATTTGGCACTGACCAGAGAACCGGCAAAGGTGAGAGAGGCCGTGGGCTATGTCCCTAACGTCAACATCCTTCGGTGATGGCTTGAAGGGATAGAAGAGCTTGTTGGTGAAGGTTCTGATGCAAGACATACTTGGGTCGCTTGCGGTTGCTTTCTTCTTAGGCATACCTTTCCTCATCCAAGCCTCGGCCTCTTCCTCATACTCGGCATCTAGCTCTTGCTGAAGCTTCTGTCCGTCATACTCAGCGTTAAAGAACATGGGCTGTTAGGCCGTGGCTGTGGCCGAGATTGGCAGGCTCCACTTGTGGTTAGGTTGTCCAAAGATTCCGTCTCCGGTCTCTCGGGTCTTCTTAAGCTTGCCTTTCTCTGTTAACACGGTCAGCGCTCGGCGGACGCTGGTGAGCGGGCACGTCAGGCCAACTGCATCCTTCACCTGTGGCGGTGTAAGAACTGCGTCACGGTTGTAGTTGAAGAAGTTCAAAATCTTCTGCTCTTGACTGTCGATCATGGTTCCCTCTCTTAAAGTGAAGTGCAAAACCACAGAAAGGCCAACAACACGCCAAGGAGAATGGAAACGGCTGCGGCCTCTCTGTGTCCCACGGGCTTACCCCTTGTCGCTGTCCCTCTGTTCACGAAGCAACAGAATGGAGATGAGCGAGTAGTTTGCTAGGTCAATCAACGTGTCTTCCAACGACTCTCCGACCAAATCAGGAACACCCTTGGAGAGTTGACAGATGCGTGACCATTTGTCAGACATGCGAATCAGGCAACCCTTGAAAGGGTTAATGCCTAGCTCGTTCGATAGCCGGAAGTTTGAGAGAGCGTCTGAAGACTTGGCATAGTTGCCATTTTTCCGGCTGTGAATGTCTGCCATGACTTTGAGCAGTTCATAGAAGCCGGGGTGTCCGTTGAGCGGAGTTGGCTTCTCTATCCACTTTGATGGCATTTTGTCTTCGTACTCAGGTGTCAGTGACAAGTTAGCTCCTTAGAATGGAATGTCTTCGTCGCTCGGGCCTTGCGGTGCCCGTTCCTGCTTCTCGCAGTCGGCCAACACAAGCACCTTGTCGAGAATGCTGTTCTTCAGGTCGGGAGAGAACCGAATCAAGTCGTAATACTTATCCTTCCCCTCTTTCTCGGAGAAATACTTCTCGCTCGGCCCCATGATGGAATACTCGCCCTTGAACTGCGTGAGCTTGCACTTCCGCGCTTCGACGCCGTTAACATCAACGTCGAACACTGCGATGAGTCCCTTCTTGTCGATCTTCTTCAGGTTTTTAATCGTTATCATTTTGTTCCTCGTGTCAGTTAGTTTCTCTACCCTTAGACAAAGTTCAGTCTCTCAGGTATACCGGCCTTCCGAATTTCTCTTCCTTCTCGTCGTAGAACTGAACCTTGATAGGTTCGCAGTCCAAAGCCTTCACCCCTTTCTTCACGATGGCAGCACGAGCAAGAGGAGTGCTCGCCTGTGCCGCCTCGCGAACCACGTTGTCAACGTCTTCAAACAACTTTGCTAAGTCCATTACCGCCTCTCGAATTGGCCCATGACTAGGATGAACAGCAGGCCAATGACTATCCCAAGCTGAAGCGTGATTGTGTTCAGACTGCTTTCCATACAAGCCCCCTATCCCGTGTTAACTCGTAGTAGACTGGCTCACCCTTCGGCCCAACGTTGTTCTTGATCTGATACAGGAAGCGAATATCTGAGTCGGGGAACTTCTCAACGCGAATCACCGACCGGACAGACGCCGCTAAGTCGATAGAGCCGATGCCTCGATAGAGCGGGTTGCCGCCCTTGCCTCCCTTGTCCTTGCCGTTGTCAGAGCCCTTGGTGAGATGGCGCAAACAGATAATGGAAGAGTTGGTTCTTTCGGCAATCTTGCCAACGGCTCCCATCATCGCTCTCATGTGGTTCGCTCGGTTCATGTCAACCTCCCCGCCCATGTAGGCTACTAGCGGGTCGATCACAACAACCTTCGCCTCGGTCTCTCTAATAGCCGCCTCGATTGTGTTGAGGCCGTCAGTGTTCAGGGTCAGCGCACCGTCGAGAGCGAAGACTCTGCTGATGTCTGCTCCCATCACTTCAAGCCGTGGCTTGATCGTGTCGCCTAGCGCATCCTCTCCCATCATCAGAAGAGCGTTGGCCGGGTCGAGCTTGCGTGAGCGTGGAAGACGTTCGCCCCGTGTTAACGTGGCTACGATCTTGAGAAGCGTCCAACTCTTGCCTATGTCTGGGTCGCCCTCGATAATCGTCGCCTTGCCGCTCGGGACAAACGGGAACCACAGCCACTCAATAGGCGTGCTAACTATGTCCGCCATCTTGACCGGCCTGAGCTTCACTGCCTTAGTTGGAACCGGAGCCGCCTTCTCTCCGACCTTTGCCGGGTACAAGTGGCAGGCGCTATCACACTTCGCATCTAACAACGGGTCGTGACAGCCGTAGTCGTAGGCGCGTGAGTAAACGTCTTTGACGATCTGTCGGAAGTGGTCTTCTTGGTCGTTCTTCTCTTCGTTGAGCTTGTTCCAAGCAACAAGGTTTTGCACTGTGACTTCAGGCGCACAGCCTTGCTTTTTCCAGTAGTCAGCCAAACGGAAAGCCGTGTTGTGGCGCTCTCCCTTCGACACACCCTTCAGCATCTTGTCGATGCAAAGCTTCTGAGCAGAAGCCGGGATGCTGTTAACAACTGGCAGGCTCGGAGCCGGTGCCTCGGTTGCGCTCTCGGCCTTGAGAGCTACAAGCTTCGGAACGGCGTTGAACGTGTCAAGATCAGGTACAGCACGCGCCGTCTTTGCTAACTCGCAAATAACATCAATGCTCAGGTTGGAAAGCTCGTCTCTCGTGAGATGAATCTTGAACAGGCCCGTCTTGGCGTTGATCGTGTTAACGAGCCGAAAGATTCTGTTGCGCTCGTAGATAGAAGGGTCAACCTTCAGGGGCCAAGCCAGTCTCCGCGCTAACTTCGCGTGGAGCCGTGGCAGGTTAGGTGAGGGCTCGAAGCCGCCGAACAGGGAAGCCGGAAGGTAAATGTGGAAGCCCTTCGCGCCTGAGAAGTAGACGCTAATAGCTCCCCTTGGTACGTCGAACTCGCTAACCAGCCGACCAACTAGCTTCCTCGTGTCCTTCAGAGCTTCCTCAAGTTTCTCGTTGTCAACGTCGAACACCAAAGCTTCTGACCAAACATCTCCGGTGTAACCGGCAACGGTCTTGTTAACTTCGAAGTGTTCCTTGAACGACACCGGAAACCTATAGAGCGAGTCGTAGACATCAACTTTTCCTTCCAACTCTTTCCAGTCGAAATCAGTCTCGCTCTTCAGGTTGTTACGGTGTGACGCGGAGCCAACTGCTAAGTCGAAGTATGGAAATCGAGCGTCCAATTAACCCCCTAGTTCTTTTTCAAGGTTGGCAATGGTCATCTTGAGCCACTTCTCGGAAGTCGCCGTCTTCAGCGTGTCAGGCGTGAGGCACCAAAACTTTTGGGACTTGTCTTCGTAGCCGGATGCTAACTTCAGAATCTCGGTCGCGCTCTCGCCTGTCTTGCCGCTCACCTTTTCAAGCAACTCTTGCGCCTTCTCGATTAGTGCGGTTGGAGTTGGTGTAGACTGCTCAGGCTTCTTCTCAGCTAGTGGCCGCACTGTGGCCGTTGGCTTGTCGCCAGTGCCGGTCTCGTTCTCGTTCTCTCTCTCGGGGTCGTCGCCTGTCTCGACTAGGAATAGCTTGGAGATGAAATACTTCACGCAACCCGTGATTGCTTTGTAGAGGCCCTTGTCTTCTGAGTCGATGCCAGTTCCAAAGCTCGTCAGGCTTTCGCTGTAGCCTGTCTCTGCGTCAATGAGCTTGAAGGTCATCTTGACCTGAGTAACCCATTGCCGCTTTCCCTTACTCGTGGGCTCAACCTCGATACGTTCCACAGATTCAGTGCTCGCCATGACTGCGAGCTTGTGCTCGGCCAACAGCGGCTTAACCAACGCAAGGAAGTCGCCCTCTGTCGCATAGTTGTATTTGTGGAACGAGTTGTACCCGCTCTTTTTGACGTAAGAAGCCTTTCCGATCAGAGCTGATAACTTCGCTCCGAACTTCGCCGCTGCTTCGCGGTGCAACTTGACGCTTGGTGAGTCTTCAACGTCTAACATAGTTCTCCTTTGTGAGTGGAATGCGGCTGTGGATACTGTTCAACCTGCTACAGCCCACAGCCGCCGTCAGTCAGCCTTGTCGCCGCGCTGACCGATTTTTCAGACTCGTGCGTGATGCGCTACTTCTACAACCTCGTCAACGGTGATTCCCGATCTGTCGTTGAAGATGATTGCCACATCATCGCTTCCTTCCTTTGCCCCGTCCTTCTCAATGATGCGCTTGAAGATGATTGGGTGAAGCTTCTTGATTGCGTCAGAGAGACGCTTGTAGGCTTCCCTCCGGTCGTGGTCGTCTTCTATCAAGTACTGAACTTTGCCGACGAGACAGAAGCACAACACCCCCTTTTTATCTTCGTTGTAGGCTCCCTTAATCCATCGCTCACGGTGAGCGGAGAAGAACCCCGCAACTGTTTTGTGTCGGTACTCTTTCTTAGGCATTCAAATAGTCCCCCTCTCGTTGTAGTTTTCGCACTGCTGCTTCACTTCGCAAACCTTGCACATCCATTTCTCTTCGGTCATGGGAGGCATCACGCCTTTCTTGAACGCCTCACTTAGAACGTCAGTCGATCTCTTAACAATCTTCTCAACGTCCCCGTACTCCATCACTGGCACCGGCTTCAGAAAATACCTTCCGGTCTTCCATCCGTTCTTGACGTTGACCCAAGAGCCGGTTTTGGCGGCGTTCCTCATACCCACGTACCAAATAGTTAACTTCTTAGCGATCATCTTGGAGATGATGCGAGTGCGCAGGTTGCGCCCACCGTTGCGGAGCCAAGCGTAGATGTTGACCTGAAGAACGTGCTCTTTCTTCGGGCCTTCCTTGAGGAAGTTGAAGCCATCGTCTGCAATCGTTTTGTAGTCAACGATCTCAGATTCAACTCCGTTCTCCGCGTCGATCTGCCCGGTTAGTGTGGTACTGCCTAGCTTCTTCTCGTAGCGCTCTTCCTTAACCCAAGGCTCATGGTAGCCCTCAAGGATTCCGTGAATGATGCGGCCCCTGATGGCCGGGTAACGCGCCTTCGGCGTGCTGTCGTATGAGACTGTCTTCTGAAGGAAGGTCTTCCGGAGACACCCTGTTAACATGGTCGCCGTGAAGGTGTCCTCGGGCAGAGAGTTGTGATAGTTGTCGCTCTCGTCCTGAATGATGAGAGCTTGAAGGGGCTCAGGGATGCAGCTACAAGAGCCCACAACGTACTTGCTCAGGTCGGTAGGTGGAACCTCGCACTTGTCGCAGTAAAGCCGTGTCAGTGGCATTAGAATAGCTTTCCGCCGTGCATGTGTGGCCGGGTCAGGTTGTACTCGTGCTTTGCGATGATTGCCTCAGCCAGCCGCCAGCCTCGGGCGTAGGCCGTATCCATGAGACGGATAACCGTGTCTGCTAACTCGGCCTCAGCCTTGGTGAACTCGGGTATCTTGGTTGATGGCGGGTTTCCTGCTCGCACTCCCTCAAGGCACTCGGATAACTCGGAGTGAGCGAGAGCGATCTCTTCGCCAAGGTTCTTCTCTTCGCCTGCTTTCCTGAAGCCTTTGTTAAAGGCGTTGCGACAGGCTTCGCCGGAAACGTGATTGAAGCTCTCGATGAATGCGGCTTGTGATTCCGTCATCCCTTTGCCCCTTTCGTCTTGAGTAGTCGCTTCTCTTCGCCCTTCTTCAAGCTGATTCGCCTCAGTGTTAACTTGTCCACTGGGGCACCGTTCGGGAAGTGCGCCTTGATGTAGCCTGCGACGTAAACGGTTCCGTCTTTAGCTAGCAGGTGATCGTGAACGACGAGGAAGTTTGGCCCCATAAGGCCGTGCTCTTTCCCTCGTAGCAACTGAACGACTCGAATATCTCCAAGGGCCTCTGCTACTGCGCCCCTTACTGCCTCTTCAGCGTTTTGATTCATTGGTAGCCCACCTTTCGAAAGCAATGCTTCGGGATAGTGAGGGCTTGCCTATGAAGAGCACACGCGAAGCCCCTTCTACAGCGTTGTAGGAGATGAACCAGTCAGACAACGGCGCATCCATGAAGACAATCAGAATGCGTTGCTTCGAGGTTTCACTTACTTGAATCCACCCTTCAGTGATGAAGTGAGGCTTGCCGGTTTTCTTCACGGCCTCCCTCACCTTCCTGAAGCGGTCGGGCTCTTCGGCCTTCGCTGTTAACATCAGGAACAGGAAGAGAAGGATTGCTAGTGCTTTCCTTCGCGAAGAGCTTTTGCTTTTTTCTCGTTTGATTCCCATTGGCTTATCCCATCAACGAACCGGATTGCAGGCGGGTGAACGCGGTCAACAACGTAGAACTTCCGCATCTTTCCCTTACAAGACTTCGAATCACATCGCAGGAAGTGAGCCCTTTCTGCTGGCAACAGGCCGTGATGGTCTCTGTTTTGGCAGCAAATCAACTCACGCTCAGAGCAGCAATGGCGGCACTTCACATCAAGAATCGGCACCTTGCACCCCCTCCACTTCGTCTCCGTAGATAACCAAAGTAGTTCCCTCCCAATGGAACCCAACAAACTTCACTTCATTGCCGGGGCAAAGCTTCCGAATCTCTTCCATGCCCCTATCTATCGCGAGGGTCTTAATGTCGTCGGTCGTTATGTGGCATTCGTACTTTTTAAGCTCTCTTGTCATTTGGGCACGTCCTTCATTCCGAGCCACTGTTTGATTGATTTCTTGCGCTCCCTGTAGTTGGAGCCGCTGAGGTTCAAGGCGATAGCAGAAGCATTAAGCAACTCCACGGCTTCGATTAATTCCTTGTTGGCCAATGTGAGAGAATCGACCAACTGCTTTGCCTGTAGGTTGTAGTCCTGTTCCGTCATCGCCTCGCCTCCGCGCACTTCCTTAAACAAACAACTCTTCTTGCAGCACTCCGGCGCTGGAGAAAAACTGTCAGCCTCTTTCTCTACGTGGCACTTCTTGCACTTGAAGACGTAGCGCATTTCTTCCCCCTTTTTACCTTCCTTAGAATCGGGTGCCCCTGATAGATGAAGTGCTCCCGATTGCAGTCGGGGCATGTGTGTACAAGAGCGGTGTCCCAATGGGCGTAAACATAAGACGGGTAGTCGTGCCACTTGCCACAGACACAGGTGAAGCCCTTCGCTAGATCATTCGCCATACACTTTCCCCCCGAAGACGGCCTTTCCCTCGATGATTGGAATGAAGTAGGGGTAGAACATCTTGCCTCTGTGGTACACGACTCCAAAGCCGTGCATCCACGGTTGCGGCCTGCCCCTGAGCCACTTCTGCTCAATCTGACAGAGACAGCCAATCGTCATGCCAATGTGCGGAGAGTCGCCGTGGGTGACAACGTGCGACTGGTGCCCGTGGGTGTGGCCGGTGATGATCGAGTGACCGAAGCTGTTAACATGCTTCGCCGCGCTGTACTGATTCACGTAATAGCCGTGAGCGATAATCAACTTCCCAAGCTTCAGTTGCTTCTCATAAGGCACGTACTCCCAACCGCGCTTTGCAAGGTGAAGTCCTTCCTGAACGCTCTTCAAAGCTGTGCCGATGTTTGGAGCCTGATTGAAGGCGTAGGCGTTAATGCGGTCTTCGTGGTTTCCCGCGAGGAACACCTTGCGCTTGCACCCCTTGCCGATCCTTGCTTCGATAGCGTCAAGGTCGTTGTTGCCTATGTCGTACTCTTCTCCGAGGGTTAAGACAGACGCTTCGCTTTTGGCGTGACGAGACACTGAGGCGCAGTCTAAGAAGTCTCCAATTACAACGTGAGTGTGTGGCTTCAGGTCTTCAACGGCGGCTAGGTGAACCTTCCAAGCAGCGATGTCCTTGTACTGCCCGTGAAGGTCACTTGTGAGTGTGGTTGTTAGAGTGTGCATGGTCTCCCTTTGATGTCGCGCTCTGTCTCTCGCGAAAGTCGAATCTCTCCACCGTTCGGAAAAACATCTTGGTAGTCGCCAAGCAATGCCTTCGCTCGCTTCATCTGTCGGTGAAGCTTGCGGTGCGCTGAGCCCCTGTTAGTGCCGGTGCGCTCTGCGATCTCAGTCAGGTCTAGGCCGTCAATGAAGTAGAGGCTGAGGACGTTCTCGCCGTCGAGGTGTGAGCCTTCGATAGCGTTTCGAACGTCTATAGAGCGAGCCCTGCTGTCCTGAGTGGAAGCAACACCCCTCTTGAAGCGAAGCACGGGCGGCTTGTTTGCTCGCTGTTCGTTAGCGGAAGAGTCAAGAGACACGTTCGCCTTGCTCCGCGCTGAGCGGACGATGTTGATGATTTCGTTTTTGATGGAGGTTTTGAGGTAGGCGGGGCAAAACTCTGTAACGCCGAGGCGCAGAGCGTTGCATACAACTGTCTGTGCGATGTCTTCAATTTCGTAGCGGTGCTTTGGATAAAGCCTCTCGAAAACTGCGACGATCTTCTTTAGTTCTTGGTCGAAACTTGGATCAGAAATTTGCATTGCTCGTCTCCTTTGTGGCGTCTCTCGGACGCGACTAGGGACAAGCAAACTTAGGTCGTAGACTCCTGCTAAAAATTTCCTTTAGGCTGAAAAGGCAGGTGTGGAGCGGGTCTTCAGGCGTGTTAACAGATTCTTATTGAAAAAATTGCTTGAGGGTTGCGGCGATTTCTTTCCTATAGGTCAGCAGGCCGCCGATGGAAGAGGCGAAGATGCTTGCTCCCCATTTCAAAACTCTCTTAGTGGTATTGAGCTGTCCTTCCACGGCTGAGAGTCGTTTCCCAAAATCGGTCAAAATGGGCTCAAGGTGTTCGAGCCCATCGGTAGCGGAGCCTAAGCGCTCAGCCAAAAGCCGAAGCGTTGCGTTCGTTTCGGCTTGGCTGTTCACTAGGTCTCGATAGAAGTCGGTTGTGAAAAGTTCATCTCTCTCTTCCATCGTTATCCACCTTCCGGCCTTACTTCGAGGTATTGCCAATCATCGTTTCCGGCCACGGCTCCAACGGAGTTGACTATTTCAACCTCGTACTGAAGCGTTCCAGAGTCGTCAAGGTCTCCGGCTACCCACTGATAGCGAACAATGCCGTCTTCCGGATCGCCGGTAACAACCATTAGGCGCGTCTTCCATGCACCCCCGCCGATGCGGAACTTCAGGCGAACGATAGAGTCCGTCAGGTCAATCGGGTCTTCGTTTTGGTCGATACAGGTGTGCTCAAGAATCTTCGCGGTGTCTCCCACTACTAGGTCGTACTTGTTAAACATTACCTACCTCCAAAGAACAGGCTTCTAACCAGCTCCATTGTGAACTTGATTGGCTTGGTGAAGACTTGAGTGAGTATCTGTATTGATCCAACGTTCTCGCCTTCTACTGTGTCTTCAAGGTTCAGAATTTCAAGGAGCTTGATCTTGAAGAACGTCATCGGCTTCCAAGAATCCGACAGGTGAAGCACTTCAAGGATGTGTTTGATTGGCAGGAACTGGAAGGCCCTTCCGTCTCCGTCGGGGTCGTCTGTTAACTCCAGCTCTTCGACGATGTGAACGTTAGCCCCGTAGTATTCGATTATCTGAACAACCTTGTCGATGGCGATTCCATTGGTGATTGACTCGATTACCTGAACAACCTTGTCAACTTGGACACCAACGAAGGGGACTCCATCTAGGCACAGGTCTCCGCCCGTGGGGACGAATCCAATAACGTCAGCGTCAACACCTGTTCCACTGTTCGGCTCAGGCTCAGCCCCTGTCATGGGGAAGAACATCTGACATTCGGCGTCTTGTGGTGTCGCTCCCTCGCACTGAGCGGCCTGCTGAAACTCTTCTAGGGTTAAGTTGGTTGAACCTCCCCATCTGCGAACGCGAGACAGGGCTCCAGAGAGAGCGTTCTCTGCAACTCCATAGTTGTTGGCACCAATGAAAATCCCTTGAACGCCGTTGGGTGCCATAACGGCTGCGGCTGTGTCAGACCCGATAAACTCAACGTCTGCGGCGTTCTGTCCGGCGTAGAAGTCGGCTGCGGCTGGTGGGCCAATGCTGGTGATGTTGCAACCAACGAAGAGCGGGACTCCAACCTCTAAGTAGTCCTTACTAGCGCCTCCCGCGATAGTGAGCGGGACAGACATGTAGTAAATGACTCCGGACGACTGGTAAGAGATTTGAAGCTCGTCATCTTCATTGATCTCGAAAGCGTATCCAGCATCATAGCGGTTTCCAAAGATGGTGCCCCTTACCCCAAGGGCATCCACCGTAACCCAAGCGCAGTTTGCGTTAGTCCCAACGTCAACGTGATTCGTTGTGCCTAAGTAGTTCGTCTCCGCGCCGTTGAAGATACGAGAGCTTCCCTCGCCTCCAAAGCCGGATACGATTGTCGTCCCTGTTACCGATGCGTCGAGGTTATTCAAAGACTCGTCCGGCTCCGGAGAGAGCCCAGACATGGGGTAGTAATACGTCGCGATGTCTGCGTGATCGGTTCCTGTCGGTGGAGCTGCTTCTTTAAGCTCGGTTAGTGTTAACACCTGATCGTAGAACAGGGCAATCTTGCCGACTGTTCCGGTCAGAGATTCGGCCACACTCCCGCCACTGTTCTTCCGCGCACCGATGTACTGATTTGCGCCGGGTGTAGAGTTAAGCGTTCTCCCGGTGTCTGTCGAGACCAGAGCCAGCGTGTTAACGCTGTTGCCTGCGTAGAACCTTATCTCGTTGGTTCCGCTCTTGTCGTTGACAATGGCAATACACTGAGGAACTGTCGTGATGTCTACGTTGATAGCAGAGGAATTGCTATCACCGTGACCATTACCCGGCCTGAACCTGATAACGTATGAATCTGTCCCGGTGCCCACGTCTGGGTCGGCTATGATGTAAACCTCAAACCCGTTGCCGCTTCCGCCGTTCTCATGGCCGACTAGAGCCAACTGAGTTGAGCCAGCGGGTGAAGGGTTGAGCTTCACCCACGCCAGAAAGGAGAAGTTATCTCCAGCCCCTTTGGACGCAGTTAGGCCGGTGTCGAGGAAGTCAGATGTTGAATCAAATCTTCTCGCTGGCATTAAACCACCGCCTCCATAACGGACTCATACTGGTCTTCCTGTGCTTCGTTAAGCGTCCAGTCCAGTGTTGTGTGAGGATTCTTCGGATACCTGAAGATGTGAGTCTCGAACCCTGTTCCAAGAACCTCAGAAGCGGAGTCCATGATGGTCGTACCCGGCGTTCGCTTCCGCAGGCCATGCTTGCCTTGACCGTCTGTCACCTTTCTCATGTGCCACATGAAGCTATTGGACTGCACAGCCGCACCAATCAGGCCGTGAGAGTTAAACCTCAAGGACTGCTTATTTCCGTTCGTATCCTCTGAAATTATGTCCGTGGGGCTTGGGGCTCCGGTCTCGTCAACGTGACTGAAGGCGGTTGTCGGAGAGGCCGGGTCTCGGTCAAACTGATCGTGGAAGCCATCAGCGACCGCCTTTCTTCCGCGCATCCTTAGCGCCGACTGCCATGTGTTTTCTCGCAAGAGAGAGCCGGAAGTGTTGTTGATGTAGAAGGCCGCGTATCGACTCTTGCCCGAGCCAGCAATGCACTCGAAGCCGTCAATCGTGGTTTCAGACCCCGGCTGAGTGTCGCCAGAAAAGTCGATCTGAAGAACGTTGTCGATCTTCACCTGTAGACGGCCAGAACCTCCATTGCCGAGCTTGACTCTAACCGCAACGTGGTGCCGCGCAAGGTCGTTCCATACAACCGTGCTTGTGCCGCGAAGCGTTTCCCCGCCTCCGTCTCCGGTGTACCCCTCAACCTTGCGGTTACTGGAGTTGAAGCGCACGCTGCCAAGAACAGTGCTCCCGTTCTTCCATAGGAGAATGCGCTTGCTGGCGTCGTTGGTCTCATCGAACTCAGCAAAAAATCCGTAAAACTTCTCGCCCGCAGCAGAGGCAAACGTCTTTTCAATCGAGCCAGAATCGTCGATCTCCAAGGCGTAATCCCCGCCCCCTAGATTGCTCTCAATAACAGCCGCGTCCGTGCTACTAGAGAACTGATCTAGGGTTTCAAGGTCAAAAGATTCTGTGAAGATTCTTCCCATGTGTTTAGCTCGCTTTAACGTCAAGGGTGATTTGGATTGAGTCGGTGTCAGCTAGAACTATGCCGGTGAACACGGCTCGGTTGAACATTGTTCCGGAAGTCGAGGCGTTGAAAAGTGCTGCCTCGGTGATGGTCTTCGAAGAGGTGGCGTTTTGGACTGTGACAACGAAGCGCATGGTGTCATCGGTTTCGTCTGTGGTGACAACTGACTTCGTTACCGCCTCGCGTGTTAACACCTCCGTTTCTAGGTCGGTGTCTGCGATTGCGGCGGGAGTCGTGCCAGTCCCCACGCCGATGTGGGACATGTTAGTAGGCGGAACAGCCCCGTTGATGTAGTTGCAGAGCCACCCGAGACCGGCGCTTGTGATGAGGTTCTTGTGGACGTGGGTTGACTTAAGCTTTCCTGTCCTGTCGAAGACTTTGAAAGTCCAAGTTCCAGTCAGCTTGAAGCCGATAGGTTTCTTCATTGGTCAAACTCCTGTTGTTTGTGATTGTTATTACTCGATCTCTGCCAGAAGGTCTTTCGCTAGGTCGAGCAGTTCTTCGTTGCTGGTGGGGCCGTCATAGTCTTCCGCCTTGTCTTTATCAAGGAGGCCGAGCTTGAACTTCACCATCTTGTCTGCCCTGCTACTGATCTGCCTTTGGAGGGTTTGCTTCTGTGCGGTTGTGAGAGCTTTGAACTCTGCGAGGTTTTCCACTTCCTTGAAGGTGTCCCGTGTTAACTTCACCGAATCCTTCGTGAAATCCTTGTACTTCTTAGACTGCTGTTCTCCACCCTGCGACTTGTAGACCTGACTGATGAACGAAGACAAACCGGGCACGTCTCTTGCATCCTTCACTTCGCCCTTCATTACCTTGCCAACGTTGTCAACCTCTCTCATTGACTGCATTGCACCGCCGCCGCCCATCGTGCCTGCGATTGATTCGATGTCGCGAGGGCCTAGCCCTGCGTGCTTGCCGAGGCCGTGCTTACTGAGCCATTTCGACATGCCTGTTTGGTACGGGCCGAAACGGTCTTCAGGGGTGTTGATTCTCATTTCATTGGGCGGGTTGATGTCCCTGCCTCGATAGAAGTCCTTGTTAGTTCCTACCTGCATAGCCGCCTTGGGCAACGGTGGAACGAATGCGGCAACCTTGCCCGACACTCCTTCACCCTTCACTGGAAGACCTGAAGCCGCAACACCCGCCGCGAAGTCTGCAAATGATTTACCCTCGTCTCCATACGCTTTGTTGAATCCTTCTCGCACCGCTGTAACTACCGGCGCGAACTCGCGAAGGTTCAGGTTGAGGTAGTAGGGGGTTGTCTTACCATCCTCTTCCTGCTTCTCTTTGAGCATGAAGATTAGGCCCTGATCTTTGACGTACTGCGGAATGTCCTTGTAGCTCTCAAAGGTTCGGTTGTATGCCTCCATGCTTGCGCCTACCACTGTGAGCACTCCCATGCCTGCGATAAGCCGGTTGCGCTGTTCTGGGTTCGCGAGAGTGCGGGGAATTACTAGGGCTCCCTGAACTCCAACGTTGAAGAACGGTGTTAGCATGTTCAGGTTCTTTGCAAGCCAACCGCCTTTTGCGAAGTCAACGGTGATGTCCCGGCCTGCGATGCCTGCCTTCAGCTCGTCGCCTGATTTCTCAAACTCCTTCCTGAAAGCCGCGATGCGCGGAGCGTTCTCAATCTTCTCTCCGATCTTCGACACCCAACCGAAAGCCGCAAGGTCTGCGAAGCGCTTTAGGTCTCGTGCGTCTCTGATCTCGAAATGTCCCTTGCTGCTAATCTCGCTCAGGATGTCCTTCGGTGTGGTGGAGTAGAATCCGGTGCCCATTGTTGCGCCCGATAGCCGAGCCTGCTTTGCCCACTTGTCGTTTTTGAAAGCCGACATGTAGCCGCGCACTAAGTCTTTCGGGTTTAGCCCTCGAATCATCGACTGAGTAGCATCGACAAGAGCGTTAGTGGTAAGGAACAGAGGGTTTCTCCGTACAGCGCCAGCTTCCAAGAGGCCCTTACCAAGCCACTTTCCAACCGCCGACAAAGCCTTCGCATCGCTTGAGTCTGCATAGTGAAAAATCCCTTCCATTGCTTTCGGGATAGAGTAGGTTTCGAGCTTCCCGTTGAAGCGAGCTTGCATCTTCGCTTCTGCGTTGGTGAACTTGTGATCTGCGGGAACTTTCTGAATCAGCCCGTCCATTGTTGGAGACAACTGCTTCCAGCTTGCGATTGCGTTTGCAATGTCATTCTTCACGACTCGATTTTCTGTCTCGAATGCAGACATAATCATCGACTCCAAGGGGTCAAGCATTCTCTTGGAGGTTCCGGCCTCACTCAACTTCCTGAGACCAGTATCGCTGTTGCGGAAGAACTCAGCCGCACCGCCTACGTGGGTGTCTGGGCTCTGCTTGATGTACTCAGCAATGCGAACCCGGTTGTACTTGTCGAACTTGGTTGTTAGATCGTTGTAAAGCGCCTGAGAGATGTTGCCTGAGTCTAGGTCTTTCTTAAGCAACTCGTGGTTGTACTTGTACACCGCGTTAGCAGCGTCTTGAACCTGTTGGAATCTCGCAGTACCAAGCCGAGCTTCCATGTTGATGATTGCTTGCTGTGCTTCCTGCCAATCGTAGCCGCCAGAGTAAACGCGATTCTGATTTCCGGTCGCGTTAGCTTTGGTGATGGCGTCTTCCGCTGCGATCAAATCCTTCAACGTGTCAAACTGATCGGAGTCGAGATTCTTCAGGTGCGGAGAAATCTTCTCTCTCAAGTTCTCTTCAACACGAGCCATACGACCGGGCCAACGAAGAGCTTCCTCTCTTGCTCGTGCGATCTGAGGCAGAGGCCCACCATGTTCCTTCTCAACGATGTCCTGCGCTCTCTTGGTGTAGATGGTTCTGTCTGTCAGAGCGTTAATGGTTGCATCCCACCCCTTCTTGATTGCCTTCTTCGCGTTCGTGACAGGCTGAGCCGGTTCGGTGTAGCCTGCGCGAACCTTGGCCTCTTCGGGAGAGAGTTGAACCTGTGGCCTTCTGCCAAGTCTGAGGAAACCTGCTTCGCCGGGTCTCTGCTCGCGGAGGGTCTTAGGCTTGAAGACTTCGATAGTCTCGTCTCCGCGCTTAATAGCCTCAATCGTCCGGTTGTTGCCGTCGATAACATCGCCTGCTTTGTTGAGGACGATAGGCCCCTTCGTCTGTGAAGGACGATGCTCGCCTTCACCCCACAGCATTCCGTTTCTCTTGCGAAGAGACTCAACGGGAACAGTCTCGCGCTGCCATTCAGAACTAGGTAGCTTGGCTTGCGAGATAGTTCTCTGCGCGTAGTCCGGTAGGTCTTGAACCTTTAGAGACTCAGCGAGGGGGAAGTCTTGGGCGAGCTTTGAGCCTGCCTTGTCCCTATCGAGCTTCGCCCAATAGTCGTCAACAAAGTTCTCCCCTTTATGCTTGATGTAGTCAGTTAACTTTGGCTCTCCGATGTCTTCTATTTTTCCGGTGATGGAGTTGTCTTTGACTAGGGCCGTAGATTCGTCCTTGAAGTCGAAAGACGTGTCTCCACCTTCGGCTTCAAAAGCATCACCCTTCTCAGGTAAACGCTCTTGTAGGTTCGCTTCTTTGCGCCACTCGCGAACCCTGTGCTCTGCGGCTTTCACGAGGTTGTTATAGATTGGCCCCTTGCGAGTCTTGAGCGCGTTCGCGATTGCTTCGGGTGTGTGAGCTAGGTCTTGCAGTACCGGGATGTCGTTAACATTCATCCCCGAGTGAGTGCGGAAGCCGGAGCCAACGCCCATGCCGTTCCGGTCGTACTCGTCATAAATGATTTCTTTATCCTTGGTCGGGATGCCTCCGGCGTAGTCCTTCGCAAGATCGTCGATGAGGCCCTGAGCCTCGGCCTTAACGCCGTCAGGGTCAGCGACTCTGCTCAACGGATGCCATTGCTTATCGTCGCCTAGATACTCAACGTTTCCCGCGTTAACTTCCTTGTTAGTGAAGTAGTCTCCGGTTCCGGACTCTTTGCGGAACGAGTGCGCCCCACGCTTCACCCTCAACAAAACAGGTGAGCCATTTTCAGGCGCGAAGCTTGCCGTGTTAGCAGCGTTCGTGGAGAAGTAGGCTCGCTTGCCTTTGTCTCCATCGGGCCAAAAGTCTTGGTCAGGCGTGCCTTCGTTGGGACGGTGAAGACGAATCTTTCCCTCTGCTGCGATAGATTGAGCGTTCTCTTCGTTGGTTGCGTGATAGAGATAGCCCTCTTCGCTCTTGAGCTTCGAAGGGAACGAGTGCTTCCCAAACTTCGCCGGGGGAGCCTCGGTGTCCTTGCCTCGGAAAATCTCTCCGTGCTTTCCGGAGCCGCCTACTAGCAAGTCCATGTTGATAGAGCCGCGCTGCCCGTGAGCCTTCTTGACTTGGGGCGAAAACATCGCCTCAGCTTGCTTGAAGTTCAGCCCCTCGGTCGCGTAGGTCTTAACGCTACCGTCCGGCATTGCCTGCATGATGGCTTCACCGGGCTTCAGGCTTGCGTCAACCTGCTTGCCTAAGAAGGTGAGGCCGCTCCGTCCGACCTTGTAGAAGTTACCGGGCCGGTTCAACTCTTCGACAGACGCACCTTTCCCACCAACGCCGCCATGTCCTTCTAGGCGCTCTGTAGTGCGAGGCGCGAGAGTGATGGAGCCGCGCTCGTTCTTAGGCATTGCACCGGAGAAGAGCTTCTTAGCCCATCCCTCAACGGGTGCATCTTCGACGGCAACGGCTGCTTCTGCGGCCTTGCGTGCTGTGCTTGTGCGATGAACGTTGTTGATGAAGTCCGCTGTCTTCTTATCAACGCCCATGTGGTTTTCGATCCACTTTTCAATGGGCTGCTCTTCGATGTCTGTTAACACGTCGCGAGGCTGAGCAGGCTTCACCTTGGAGGAAGGGGAAAGCTCGATAGCCTTTTCAACAGGCTGCGCGGTTGGGACGCGCTCGGGGAGTTGGCGACTTGGCGGAAGTGGCTGCGTGCCTTCAGGAATACCGGGGGTTGCCTCGTAAGGCTTCTCGATACGTCCGGCGTCTACAGGCCGAGTGCTGAACGAACCGCGCTCAGGATTGTCAGGGATGCCGGTCTGATCCTGACCGCCTACCCTCTGAGCGTCGAGAGCAACAGCCTCAGCTTCAAGCGCTGCGTTCTCTTGGCGAATCTTGTCGAGCTTTACCTTGCGAGCTTGCGCTACTTCAGCAAGAGCATGAGCACCGGCACCAAGACCGGCACCGAGCAAAGTAGAAGGCACAGTCTCACTGAAATCCGCGAGCTGTCCCTTCTCGATGAGTGATCGAAGATCGGTTGACGTTTGACCAAAGAGACCGCCTTCCAAGCCCTGAACCATGATGCGTCCGAGCTTGCTTGCAGGTGTGATAACTTTCGACACGCCGCCTGCGAGAGCGTTAAGCCCTCCCTCTGCGGCTCCCACTCCGAAGTTCAAATCCTTCCTCTCTCCAAGCTCCTTCTCGAAAGCTTGACCGGCCATTTCCCCGGCCATACCTCCGACCACCGGAGCCAAAGGCCCAAGCAAAGGCGTAGCCATGCCGCCGACAACAGAGGGGACGATGCGGAGAGCCGCGCTCGTGGTAGGAACGGCAATGTCATAGGCTTTCTGAGGAATCGCCTGAGCAATCCTCTCCGTCAGCGTCCGAGGTTGGTTGGCTCCCGCCGCTACGTTGGCATCGTGCTTGGCTTGCAATACGGCAGGGTCTTCCTCTCCGAAGAACACCTTCCCCTGAAGCTCAGGCTTTTGCCCGACAATGCGCTTCGCAATCGTCAAATCATCAACGTCTTGAAGCTGTGGATACTGTGCTTTAATCCGAGAGGCGAACTCCCGGTAATTGATGGAGGGCATGAGTTGAAAGTTAACTGCGGGGATTTACTGAAGGATGTCGGAGAAGAGAGACAGAATGGGGTCGTCTTGCGGGGGAGCTGCTTGCTCTTCGGGAGCGCCGGAGAACTGACGGTACATGCTGTTGAGTCTGTCCATCTGAGACTGAATTGCTTTCTGTTGGTTCCAAAGCCCGTTAATTCTCGCATGGTTGCCTTGAGCGTCGGGCGGGTTCATCAGCTTGCCCTTGTTGTTGGTTCTGCTCTTGTAGGCTGCGATCTTTGAGTTAACGTCTTTGAGCTGCGCCCCGAGAGTTGCAATAGCCTTCTCGTAAGCAACGGGTGTCATCTCTCCGCGATTGCCTGCGCGAAGCTGAGCGTTAGCCCTGCTTGCATTAGAGTGAATCTTTGCCCGTTCTAGCGCTGAAGCCTGAGCGCCCTTGGCGATGTTCTCACGCGAGGCCCTGTCTGCGGCGGCTCGTGCGTCCGCTGAGGCTCTGTCTTCGCCTTTCTCGATCATGTTCTGACCGGCCTTCGCCATGTCGAACGCTGCCCGATCCCCGGCGATGCTTTCCATGCGCCCCTCGTGGGCGGCACGTCGAGCCTGCTCTGCGTCTGCGCGTCTTTGCTGAACGATGCGCACTAGGTTCTGACGGCGATCTGCTTCAGCGTCGTATACGTTCTTGAACTGCTGAGCCTGTCGCTGGTAGTCGAGCTGTCGTCTCCGGTCAGCGTCGTCCTGAAGCCCTTCGAAGGAGCGAGTGATGCCTCCACCGACGCTGTTAGCACCGGCACCATGACCAATGCCTGAAGCCAGCATAGCCAACAGGCCGCGAATGCCGCCGACTTGCTGTTGTGGCTTGTAGTCGAATTGAGGCATCGGCTTAGACATCTGCTCGTCAAAAGAGCCAGAGTCGGGACGCGGAACTTCGTCCATTGGCCTTGGAGGTGTCGGGTTGATGGTCGGCCTAGCGATGGTTGGAGAAGGAAGAAACGGGGGTGTCCCGGCGATCTCCGTTTGCGGCCTAACCCCCATTTGCTTCATGTACTCTAAGAGGCTTTCGATGTTGATAGACATTAGAAGAAGAACCCCTTTCCGCCCGTTACCGGGTTCATCAGCCCACCGCTTGCGAAACTCATCCCGGCACCTAGCGCACCTCCGAGCAATCCTTGCCCGAGGTTGCCCCAAAAGCCGGGTCTAGTGAACTCCGTTTGCATGTTGCCGAACTGATTTGCTTGCGCCCCTCTCCAGCCGAGCGGGTTGAAAGACTGCGCCCGGTTCATCATCGTGTTAGCCCAATTCTGATTTGCTTGTGATCGTTGCTGCGCGTTGAACTGCTGAGCGTTGTTCTGAGTGCTCGCGTTGTACTTGTTGGCTTCGGTTTGATTCGTCGCGTTGAACCTGTCTGCGTCGTTGCGGAGCCCGAGGTTGTAATACTTCCGCTTGTAATAGTTGTCGAGGTTGGTGTTCGCCTCGGTGTTGCCTTGCTGCAAGTTAACGTCTTGCTGACGGTTGCCGATTTGGTTGTTCTCGCGCTGTCGGTTGATTGCCGCCTCGTACTCTGCGAGGTTGGCCGCGTTGCCAGACTCGTAGCCCATTGCCCGAGCGCGGTTGGTTGCGTCCGCGTTCATGCCTTGGCGCTGAAGCTCCATCCCGGTTCCAACTTTGCGATTCTCGTTCCCAATCATCGCGTTGTTGGTGTAGATGTCAGCCGTTGCTTGGCCCATCTGATTGCCGCGCTCAAGCTCGGCCTTGAGCAGTGCATCGCCAGAGAGTCCGCCTCCATCACCGAAGCCACGGGCTTGCAGGTTGGAGCTGAGATTGCGCCTCGCTGCATCTGCGTTGTCATTGACTGACATCGCTGCTTTGTTTTGCAGAAGGTTCAAGACTCCTTGAGGGAGACCCTGACCGCTCATCATGTCGTTGATGGACGCGATAGAGCCCACTTGCGCGGCGTCGTATCCGTTCGGGTCACTACGTCTCAGAGTCGGAAGGTCGCCCATTTGCGAGTAGTTAACACGCCCAAGGCTCAAGTCCTTCAGCTCGTGGTCTCCCATTCCGGTCGGGTTGTAAGCAGACGGGTCAAACCTCGCGAGGTTGTCGATCTGCTGCCAGTCGAAGGCATCGCTGCCTAGCAACTGATCCCATACGTTCTGCTCGCCTTTACTTCTCCAATCGACCTGATTGGCGTCTTGCCAATACTGATCGTGGGCAACTTCTTTCAAGCGATCTTTTTTAGACATCTGAGAAATCCTTTTTGAGTTAGTAGCCCGAAACTAGCGCCATCATCGCGAGAGGGTGAAAGTCTGCGCTCGTTGTGAGGTTTAAGTTTCCGCCCGAAGCTTGGTTGACAATCGCTTCTAGGTACTCTCCTGCGGCTAGCTTGACTTGGCAGGTGACAAGGAAGCGGTTGTAATAGTCTTGGGCTCCATCTCCGAGCCTCGCGACTGAAGGGCCAATGTCAGTCGTTCCGTTCTTTTTCCAAAAGTGGAAGCGTGCTCCGGTTGCGTTCGCAACAAACTCCACGGAAGAGACCGCCGAGTAGATGCCGTTAACGGGAGCAACTAGGCGCGTTGGGTTTCCGATAGCCCATAACCCGCCGTGATCGTAAACCTCAGTGTCGTAGGACACCGCCGTACTCGTGCCGGTCGAGATGGTCTGAGTTGTATTGCGGTAGACTCTGACCGCGCAAACTGCCAGACCAACACAAACCCACGTAATCGGGGAATCGTCCAGCAGCATCCAAAGCGTGTTGTCGTCGGTCTGCCTTGCTATCTTGCCAACATCTGAAGCCGCAAGCGTGTAGCCGGTTCCTGCCGCCCTAGTGCTGGCACTAGCGAACGAGAAGGCGTAAGGTGGATGAACGTTATTTTGTCCCGATGCGTCTACGTGTTTCGACATTTAGTGCTCCAACCATCCGGCAACTGTGATTCCTGAAAACTGCGAGTATGGGTTGATTCCAAACAAAGACTGACTTGCTGTGAGGTAGCTTGTTCTTCCTTCGCTGTAGAACGGAACGAAGTTGTTTCCGTCGCCAGAGTAAGAAATAATGCGATTAGAGTTGTCGTCTTCCAACCTCACGATGCAGGGCTGAAACGGCAGAGAGTCGGCTCTTGTTCCTATGAGAGTTGCGTTGAACGTTGTCTCGTCAGAGAAGCGCAAGACGTTAACTTTGATCTCATCCCCTTCTGTGTAGACGTTAAAAATTACAATCTTCCCATCAGAGGCTTGCCTCCAACCGACGCAGACTTGTGAATACTGATTGAAGTAAAGAAGAGGATAGAAGGTGATGTCGATCTTGTACGGAGCGGTAGGAATAGACTTCACCTGAGCGTGAATGCCTTGAGCCGTTCCGTTTGACGGCCCTGACACATACATCTGGTCATTGGCAGTGCTCAGTGATGCCGCGCCCTTATTGAGCCAAGAGAAGTCTGCTGGTACTGGAGGCGTAAGTGAAGAACCACCTGCCGATACGCTTGTCCATCCCGTGTTAGCAGAGTCCCTAACCTTCAACTCTCCAGTGCTCTCTTTGAACCAGAAGACACCGTGACCGACCGCGCCGGGGTCTGATTCTTGGACGTATGACGGCCTTATGTCTTGATGGTTAGTCCACGCTGGCATTAGATTTCAACCTCAACCATCACAACATCTCCATCCCCGTCAAACATGATCTCCGGAAAGTCAGGGTCTCCGTTCGTTGCAGGCTCGAAGTAGGTCGTAGGCGATCCGCCGCCGCCTGCTGGAGTGCTCCAGTTACCTTGACCGTCTAAGAAGTGCGCCGAGTTGTTGTCTAGCTTCCTGAGCAGGCCGTGCGCGGAGGTTGAGGCGTTCAGGTCGGTGTTATCATCGGGAGCCTTCAGGTCGTCGAGCTTGATCTCGTCTGAGCCGCCGCTCTCGTGTGAAGTGTGATGCCCTAGCGGGTGTTGATTGTCTGCGAGAACTCCGCTCAGGCCGGTAACATTGATCTCGTCTGAGCCGCCGTCTTCGTGGCTCGTCTTGTGCGCTAGGGGTGTTTGGCTGTCTGCGAGCAGTCCGTTTAATCCGGCAACGTTGATCTCGTCTGAGCCGCCGTTTTGGTGAGAGGTTGCGTGAGCTGAGGGCGCTGCTCCAGTGAGGCCCGTACTCGTGCCGAAAGACTGAACAAGCTCGCCCATTCTTCCGGTGTTCGTACCGGCTTGGAGCCAGTAGTAGCGCGTGCTAACGACTCCAATGTAGTGAAGGAAGCTTGAGACATCGCCATAGAGACGACCAACGAGCAACTTCGCGTTGACATCGTTGGTTGAGGAAACATAGAGGTTATAGAAGTCTGCCTTTGGGTCTGGCGTCCAAGTTAACAGTAAGGCGTACTCGCGCTGCGCAGCCGAGAAGTCTGAAGGCGTTGTCGGTTTAGCGTCCTTCGAGAAGAACCCCGCCGCACGGTTCAGCCAAATGCTCACCTTATCCGTGAACTCAACCTTGTTGCCTTCGGAGAAGCGCGGAATCGGGTTAGACACTTACTGAACCTCCCACAGCTTGAAGGCCACGTAGAGCCCGATTGCGAGGACTACGAACGCTTCAACTAGGTCTTTTATCTTGGCCGTGTTAATTCCCTTGGCCGTGTTAAGAGTTGTTTTGCGGTTGGAATCCAACGACAATCGCATAGATGCCTCCAACTTCAGACTGTCGCGGAAACTTGAAGCGGAACTGAATCGACCGAGAGTATTCTTTGCCCGGTCTAACAAAGGCTTTGTATTCGTAGCGGCTCACCTTCTCAACCGCCATCTGATCCCCGCCATTGATGTCGTTCTGAAAGTCGTAGTCTGCGAAGACTTCAATCGCAAGGTCTGGGTTGTCGGTAATGAAGCTCACGTAAGAGAAGAGCCCGTCAATACCGAGCGACTGAGGTGTTAAGAACTTCGTGCGGAAGTTAGCTTCTGGGTGCTGCCCTGTAGGAGTCTCGTCTTCGACCGGGATAACCTTCGCAATCTTTCCGGTTCCTAGCCCTGTCGTGTCGTCCGTTGCTGAGAGCAGGTACTTGTCTCCGTTCGACTCTTCCCACACCGAATAAAACAGGTCTGCTGAGTCGTCAAAGAAAGTCCAAGAGCCGTTGGGCGTAGAGATGTCATAGACGCACGAGAAGAAACTTCCATCCTTGCGCTGCCCTGTGAAGATTACCCACTCGTTCGCGCCGTAGGAGTAGTAAGCGCCGGAGACCGTTGAGGCGTTGACCGTGACAAGCTGATCTCTGATTGGAAGTGAAACCTCTTCGGGCTCCCGCTCGTTGCCGGTAGCGAGTAGAACCTTCTTGTCAGAGCTGAACCAAAACAGCCCGTAGGGAGTCTTGACAACGCTGTAGTGTGACTTGGTTCCTTTCTCGCCTGCGGCTTCGCGAGGCTGAGCGAAGGTGAACTCATCATCTCCATAAAACCAGTAGTAGCGATCCTCTGTGAATATCCAAAGCCGGTCGGCGTGAGTCGCTAGGGCCTTGATGGTCTCGCCTTGTGCCGGAACAGAAAAACGCCGTGCAGACGTTGCGCCTTGATACTCCGTGAAAGACTCTTCGGCAACTCCATTGACCTTAGAAAAAGGATCATCGGAGAAGTAAACGTAAGAAGGCTCATCATCAATCCCCGATACGAACATCCGGCCCTTATAGCGAACAACAAGCTTCCCCGGTGGAGGGCGATGATTGTCAAAAAATGGCGCTCTGTGCCCCGAAGCCGTGAGAGTCGAATCCGCAACGTTCGAAGTGTACGTGCTAGTCCCATAGCTCACCGTCCCTGAGAACCAATAGGAGCTTGTGCCGTCCGTGGTCTCGTAGATAACAACTTGGTCGGTGCCGGTCGGTGCGCCGGTCGTGGGAATGGTGTAGTCGATCTCCTTCCCCGTGATGTTGCCCGTTGCTGACGCGCTAACTTTGGCGTTGCTGATGTGGCCGGTGACGCTGTTCTTCCAAGCGTATGCTGCGCGGCGTCCGCCGTTGACGAAGGTTAGTGAACCGGCATCAGACGTGCTGAACGTTGGCGCAACCGTGGGAGCCGCAAGGCCCCAAAGTACGACCGTGCCGCCGTTGCTCAAGAGCTGGTACATGTCGGCCTGTACGCCGTTGCCCATGTAGACTCTACGGTTCGAAGAGAGGGCGTAGGTGTACTGTCTGCCAGCCGTCACGCCGCTTTTAATCGAAGTGATCGTTCCTGTTAACGTGGCAAGCTTGTAGATGTCTGTGCCGCTGTTCAGCAGAAGCGCTCTGTAGCCGTTCGTCTTGACGAAGTGGAGCGAGTTGTAGCTCGTGAGAGCGTTCGCAGACAGATCGACGTAGCCGGGTTTACGCTTGATGATCCCATCGGCTCCGATGATAACGTTCTCGGCCTGACGAAGAGTCTTGTCGGGGGCCGCCGTCTTGCTTGAGAACGTGTTAACACCCTCGTCGAGCGAGAGGAAGCGTTCGAGCTGTAGGTTGCGAGAGTTTCGGAATGCCATTAGGAATCTTGTGCGCCGTACCTGAGATTAGTTGCAATCCTGCGAGCCCAACCCTTGCCGTGTACCGGCCAATTCGAGAGGGAAGACATGAAGTCGAGGCGTTCAGCGAGTAGCAGCATGATAACGTCCGACTCTGACCGGGCGATGAGAGCGGCCTGAGTGATCGGCCCTATCACGCCATCGTCTGCGACACCGAGAGCCCTTTGTAGCCGCCTCGTTGCCGTCTGAATCCCTGAGTTAACAGCGAAGTCGAAGAGCTGAAACGCTACCCCGTCGCTGTACCTGTCAGCCTTGAGCGGGTCTAAGTAATCAATCTCGTAGAGATGAGCCGCCTGTTCGACTGATAGGTTCTTAATGTCGAGAGTGGGGTATGCGTTGGCAGAAATACCCCACTTCGTACCCCGAAGCTCTCCGGCACCGACTCTGCCAAAAGTCCAGTTGCCGGGGTCTTTGGGGTCAAGGGAGAAACCTCCCTCGTGACCGAGAACTCTCTCAAGCCAAAGCTCAGTTGATTTCATTAGTTGTTGTTGGAGGTATCGAAGCCGCGTGAGCCGCCGCCGATGCGTTGCGTTTGCTGGTCAGGCTTGACGAACATGCGAGCGTTCTCTTGCCCGTACTTGTTCGTCCTCATGCGGAACATCCCGCGAGTCGCGAGAGTTTCAAAGTCTGCTGAGCGGGTATCGTCCACGCCTCGGAAGGCGTAGCTGAGAGCGAGGTTCTTTACTACGTCGCTGTACTTGTCAGGAACCAAGAGGGTGTCGCTTGGCTTCGTCAGGTCGTAAAGCTTGCGCCAATACTTGTAACGAAGGTCTGCGATTGCTTCGATGCCGGGATAGAGGCGAAGGCTTAGGCCGTCCGGCGAAATGCGGTAGTAGGTAGGTAGGTTCCCGCTGAGTTGGAAGGGTTCGACATCAGTGGGCCAAAGCTCCCGCTTGTTCGAGTAGTCCTTGACCCACATGATTCCTTCAACGTCAACTGCGGGTGTGTCTGCGGTGTTGAGCGGTAGAGTGATCTCTGAGTACGTGGCAGGGTCAACAGCGACAGGGGCGGTTGTGTTAACTTCCACCTCAAGCCATCCCCACTTGGAGCTTCCAACAATCTCCTTGTGAGCCCGGTCAATGAAGTCAGTAAGACCGTCTTCAACGTACCGGCCCGACCGTTTAAGGTCGATGTTCATGTCGCGCATTACCTTTTCAACGTTCACAGCTTATTTCTCCCTTACCGAACCCTTAAGTCTGAAGATGCACCGCTAACGTTGGTGATCTTACGTCCCTGCGTCAGCCGGATGCAGGCTTTAGCGTGTGTCTTGATGCGCTCTTCGATGCCAGCCTTGCGAGCAGGCGTAACCATGTAGGTCTTACCCGGCTCATAGATGTCTCTGTTGATTTGAACGTTTGGGTGGTTCCCGCCTGTGATCTCTTCCGTTGGCATCTCGAAGGCAACCAGCTCTTCCTTCACCTTCACCTCTTCTTTCTTTGGTGCTGCGATTACTGTTTCTTGCATAAGCTCCTTTGTTGTCCTCCCGTTTTTGTAGCGGGTTTTCCCCCGTTAACAGAGGACTACCGGCACCCGCGAGCCGTGAGATTGCGCCGTTTACCCGGCCTTTCTCTTGATTACCGAGCGGCGAAGAACGCAATAATCACGGTCGTTCCAATCACGGGCGTTCCCGAAAGAGTCACGAGAAACTTTTGATTCGTGATCGAGGTACAGCTTACGACCCTGATGCTTGCGGCTGCGTCCCCGCCGATACGACCGGCGAAGACTTTCGTTGGCGTTGGTGAGACCGTCTTGGTTCCGTCGATCCAGTTAACGTTAAAATCAACGTCTGTGTCTGGAACTTCGGGTTCCTCAACGTTCTCATCCCACACTCCAACGATGGTCGCCTGACCAACAAGCACGAAGTCAAGCTCGTGCATCCTGCTTCGAACTTCTCCGTCTACCGTTGGCCCTGCTCCGGTGATGTAAGATGCGTTAGCGGCGGCGATAGACACGCTTCACCCCTTACCGCGCTGCGAAGAACGCGATAATGACTGTGTGGGTGTTGGTGCCAGCCGCGCTCACTTCGCACACAAACTTCGCGCCAGTGATTGCGGTACAACTCACGACACCGATAGAGCTGAGAGCAGTTCCACCGATGCGCATTGCAAAGACCTTCGTGGGCACAGGGGAGACTACTTTCGTTCCGTCGATGAAGTTGATTTGAGCGGCGGTCAGCGAGCCGTCAAGGATAAAGGTTGCTTGACCAACAAGAACGAAATCCAACTCGTTCTGTCCGGCCTTAACCTCTCCCGTGACTGTGGGCGCGTTGCCACCCGCATAAGATGCGTTAGCAGCAGTGATACTCATGTTCGTTTTCCTTTGATTTTGAGATGGGGAGAAAAGAGCCGCCCGAAGGCGGCTCCATCCTATTGCCTCACTAGGAGGCTAGGCGATTACGCTTCGACCGAGTTGGAGCCAGCGGACTTGATTACCTGAATCCAATTCTGATTGGTGATGACGCTCTTGAAGGCGAACTTGTAGCCCAAGAACCTTTTCTGATGCAGCGGATCGCCCTGCCCACCGGGAGCGGTGTTGTAAACCCGGCTGTTCTGCAAGTCGGAGATTTGGTACGCGCTCTTGCCCATTGCGAGCGAGGTGTACACGGTCGTAGACTTGCCGGAGACCGCTTGGACGGTCGGGGTGAAGGCAGGCCCGTTGGTTGCCACAACTCGGAAACCTGCGAGCTGGCCGATCTCGCCGCGATAAATCCGGTTGGTGTTGTTGAACTGGTTGGCCGCTTTGAAGTCGTCGTCGTCCAACAGACTCGCCTTCACGCGGGGAGCCACAACAAGAACCAAGTCGGTTCCGAACTTCTGAGCGCCGTTGTCTTCCAACAGAGCCGCGCTGTCCAACATTTCGACGTAGCTCATAACGTCCGTGCTGTCGATGTCAGCGATTGAGGAACCTCCACCAACGTACTTGATGGTCGTGCCAGCCGCGAGCACGTTGTAAATCAGGTGATCGTACAGCTCACCTTGATGCAGGCCGAGGTTGCGAAGAACCTCTTGAACGGCAGGATGCTTCACGGTCAGCTCAGCAAGATCGGTCAGGCGGATCAGCTTGCCGTACTGTTCAGCAACAGCCGTCAGCGCGGTGATGGTCTGCAACTCAGCATCGGGGGTGATGCCTTCGACCAACTGCGTTGGGGTTCCGGTCGGAGAGGTGTATTTCTCGTAACGGGTGAAGGAGATGGTTTTGGAACTGTTCGAAGGAATCGGCACCTTCTCACCGAACTGATTCAGGACGGTGTTGAACTCTGCAACCTTCAACGTTTTCTTAGCGAAATACGTTTGAAGATCAGCAGAGAGAATACTTGTGTTAGTTAAAGAGTCAGCCATTGAAGTTTTCCTTTTGAGAGATGTGAGCGGCTGACGGTCTAACCAAAGCTAACTTAGAAATCCATGTTCAGCTTCGCGTTTCCAAGCTTGGCTTCCAATGCTGCCAAGTCGTCAACGGGCTTCGCGGTGGACTTGTTACCTGTCGGTTTAACCGTAACTGCTCGGTTGTTCTTTTTGAGGTTTTGAGTCACCTTAGCGGCGGCGGCGTCCGTAGCCTTTTTCACCAGCTCAGGAGTTTTCAGACCGCGATAAATTCCGAACGCGCTCTTCAGAATCTCGGGGAAAACTTTCCATTGCCGGGTGCCTTTCGCTTGGATGAGTTGCTGTAAAAGCATGGGGTTCTCTTGTAGAGTTTTCTCCATGCCGCCAGACTCAAGGAACTCGGTGAATCCTTCGTTAGCGAGTACGGCCTCGCCTTTCTCGTTTTTCGTTTTCGCACTTGAGAACCGGCTCACTGCAATCTCAAGCTGCATGTCCGCCATCGTGTCGAGAAGGTCTCCCAAAACAGGGGCAACGTGCTGCTGAAAGTGATGGTCAACGAGTGCTAGATTTGCTTCGACGGGGTTCTTCGCTGCGGCCAAAAAGTAGTTGTCAGGGTTGGCCGTCCAATCTGAAACCGGGTCGGGAGCTTCGGCTTTCGGTTGTGCCTGTGGCCTCTGCTGTACCGGGGCGCTCTGCTGAGCGGGTTTGCCGGTGATTGGGTCGAATCCTGTCTGAGCAATCAACTGATTCCTCATGCGAGAAATCAGGTCGTTCTTGTGCTTGTGAGAGTTGATGGCGTCTTCTTTCGTCTTGTAAACGATGTCGCCATCCTTCAAAAACGGTTCGTCTTTCGTGTCCGCTTGTGGCGGGTTGGTGTCTTCGGTGGAGCTTTCAGATTCATCTCCCTCAGCTCCTTCAGTTCCTTCGGTGCCCTCCGCGTTAACATCACCCTCGGCGGCTCCGGCGTCGGCGCTACCTTCATCGCCTTCGCTTTCGTCCGGCGCGGCTGGCAGATCGTTAATCGAAACGTCTCCGATTGAGTTGTCCAAGTCGGAGGTGTCGAGTACATCAAGGTCATTAGGCATAGGCTTGTGGCCGTCTCCTTAGATTGGCTGTGCCCTTGTGGGGCGAAGTTAGATACGGGCTTTGAGTCGCTGAAGCAGCGTTTGCTTTTCCTGCTCATTCATCTGCGCTGCTCGCTGTCCTGTGTCGGCCCCCGCATTCTCGATACAGGTTTTCAAAAGCTTTCTGTAGTTCTCCTTTTCCAGTAGACACGCTTGAAGCTTGGTCACTTGCTCAGGGTCTTTGAAGGCGTCCACCTGAAGCAGTAACTTCGCTTGCTCTTTCTCTTGGTCTTCGCTCCACTCCATCAGCCGGACAAACCCGGCGTGATCTTTCAGCGTTGCGATAACCTTCAAGTCGTCCTTAGTAAGAGCCCTCACTTACCCCCCTTTGAGATTCGTTCGGTGCGTAGCCTGCGGTTGCGTCTGAGAACTTCTGCGATTCGCTTTCAACCTGTTCCTCTGCGCTCATTGCCTTTGGCGCGGAGTGTTGGGAGATCATGCCTGCCTGAATCTGTTGCATCGCCATCATGTGACCCTGCTCGTGCTGTTGGATCGCCATGAGAGCGGCGTTCTTAATCTCGTCTGGTAGCACTCCACCAATCGGGGATTGCTTCGCCTTCTGCAAGTCTTGGAGGTGTTGTTGATGGTTGTCCCACATGTTAACAGGGACAGGCTGACCGCCGAGAAGGATTAGGTTCTCTTCGTCCTGCGTCATCGTGCTTGCAGGCTTCTCGAAGACAATGCTTGGCGGAAGGTCGATGAGTTGAGCGTAGCTGTTAACAAGCTCGTACTGATCGACAAACGGACTCGTCCCGAACATCTGCGAGAACTGCGCGATGTTCTGAAGCTTGACGCTCTTGTTCATCAAGTTCTGAGCGGCAACCGGAACGAAGTCGAACTGCTTGTAAATCTCAACCGGGCTCACCTTCACCATCGGCTCTTGGCCGGTGATGCGGATTTCCACGGGCTCGTTGTCGCCAATGAACTGCTGCCAAAGAACAACGTTCATATCGAGAATCTGTTTGAGCACTCGTTGCTCAAGGTTCTTGATAAGGTCTTTGAACCGGAAACCCATTTGGTCAATGACCTGCTGGATTCCTGCGGCTGTGCGGTTGGATCGAGCGGAGCCTTGGCCTCGGGCGTAGAAGTCATCCATGCCGGACGAGAGAGCAATCATCGACTTGATTAGGTCGAGGATGCCGTAATCGCCGGGAGCCGGGGTGAACGAGGGAAGCGGGTTGACTGCCTTCGTTGCGTCACCGTAGACGCCTACCAGTCCACCGGGAACGTTGAAGTTATTGAAGTCGTTCAGGTCAATGTCGGCGTCTCGGCTGTAGACATAGCGCCTGTTAACACCTTGATTCCAGTTGTCGATAATCATGTTCACCATCACGTTCAGGGTTTCCTGAAGGCGCTGGTTCGGTTCCACGATTCCGACACCGTAAACCTGATTGGGGAGACGGGTGTAGCTGTCGCCCACGAAGGGCTTGCGCCCGTGAAGGAAGGGGTTCTCTTCCTCGCGAATCACGTACTCTCCAACCTTCTTGACTTCCTTGTTTCCGGTCTGCGATGCGCCCCGGTAAGAGTGCATCTCGTCAATCTTATCTTCTGCCGTGTCGCCCTCTGAGAGCGTCATCACGCAGACTTTATCATCCGTCCAATACTCCAAGACCCGCACTAGGTCGGAGTCTCGCACCTCTCCAAGATCGGCCAAAACTTCGGCCACTCTCTCGGGGATAAAGATCGGGTCGTCTCCATCAGCTCCTTCCTTGAGCTGCTTCACTGTTAACTCGGTCTCGTGCATGATGTGTCGAGCGTTGTCGATGCACGTAGCAGCCGGGTCGATGAAGATGTTGAACGGAGAAATAACTTCGAAGCCGGGGAAGTTATCTTCTACTTCCTGAGCCTCGGGGATGATGATGTTGCTTTCGATTCCTTCAAGAATCTGCTTGTTGAACTTGACGACTTTCTTCTTGTTCCGCGACCAGTCTACCTTTGCGACGGCGAAGCCGAAGATCGCCCACAGCTTCAGGAAGTCGTGAATCTTGTCGATGATGAAAGACTTCTGAAAGCCGTACTGAAGAAGCTTGTACATCTTCTCGGCGTCTTTACGGTCTTTCCCTTCGAAGCCGGTGACATCAAACCAATCGTTGTTAGGAATGATGATGTCTGCAATGCGAGCAACCACGCCCTCCACGTTGGAGAAGGCGTAAGGCACAAAGACGGAGCTTCGCTTGGTCTGCCCGTCAGGGAAGTAGCGAGGCTCTGAGGCCGACAGGTATTGACGGTAAGCTTCAAGCCAACCGTTCTCGTATTCGGACTTGAAGGACTTTGCCGCGTTGTAGTCCTTCTTGATTTGGTCTTTGGTTTCCATTACAGATCGTCGTCGGAGTCGTCTTCTTGGTATTCGGCGGGTGCGTCAAAGATGTCGTCCCACCCGGTCAGGCGGGAGATGCGGGAGTTACGTGTAGCTGTTGTTCCTCGGTTGCGGCGTTCCTCGTTGCTTCTTAGCTCGGGGTTGTCTTGCGCAGGCGTACCCGATGCAATCACAAAAGTCATCGTCAACCTCCACAGGCTTACCTTTGGGCTCCCCCTTCTTAGCCCCACTCGTAAACACGTCTTGCCTGTAGCGGCTCATCTGATGCCGCAGCGTCGGAAGCGTGTCGAAGATTTGAATTTTCGGATGGCGTGAGTTTTTGTCTTTCGTAGCGCGAAGGTACTCGTTGACCTTGGCTACTCTGAAGTCAACATCCGGAATCCCGTCGAGCGTGAAGAGTCCGTTCTCTCTGTAGATTTGCGCGATGGTCTTGTGACTCTCAGCGTTCTTTTGGTTGCCGCCCTTCGGGTCAATCAGGGTGAAGTCGATGCGCTCACCGGCTGACTCAGAGATAGCGGTAATGTTCTTGGCGTGATCGCTGGCAATGCCTTGCTGACTGTACTCGCGAAAGATAGTGAGGTTGTCGAACCAGTCAACAGCGCCCCAGATGCAGGCGGTTGCCTTGGCGGGGTGCGGGTCGATAACCCTGAAGTGGAGCCAGTCTTTAGGAATCTGATAAGGACGGATGAAATGAGCACCGGGCTCCAGCTCGTAGAAGCACATCCCTAGCGCTTGGTAGAAGTCACCGTAGAGACGCGCTCGGCCTTCCGGCCTCCCGCTCCACTTGTCAACCGCCGCTTGGACTTCGGCGTGGGGAAGGTAGGGATTATCAAAGATACTGAAAGACGTGAAGGCGACGGTTCGCTCACCAGCCAAGCACCGCTCGTACAGGTCGTAAAGCCAAGTAATCGTTCCGACCTTACCTTCCTCTCCGATAGGTGTACACGTAATGATGAGATGTCCTGCGCAATCAATGGTGCGCTGGTAGCACTCATCATGCACGTCCTCGGGGATTTCTTCGTCTTCCCAAATCAGGTCAATGCTAGCACCTTGGAACTTGGTGCGGCCCGACTCGGCAGACTTGCAGCGTAGAACGCTCGTGTGTCCTCGGGCGTCGGTGTACTCAACCGTCTTCTCGTAGTCTCTCCACACTAAGCCGGTGCCCTCGCCCCTTGGCAAGAACATCTTCAGCTTGGGCCAAATGACAGACTTGATACCCGCTTCGAAGTCAACGCCCACAGCCCAAATGGTGCGGCCTCGATCCTCGGGAACGGGAATGTCTTTGATGTGCTCCCACAGATCGGAGCCGATGAAGTAGTCTTTGCCGAGCAGGTAGACGCACGCTGTTAACGCGCCGATGTGTGTCTTGCCGGTTCGGTTGCCGCCCTTGGCGACGGACTGCTTCACGTCAGGCCGGACGGTCTTGAGGAAGACTGCTTGCTTGTCAGTAGGCTTGTAGAACTTGAGCGGGTGTTGCACGCTCTGCCTGATTAGAGGCTCAGCGAAAGACTTGATGGAGTTCCATAGTTGCTGCTTTCCCTCTGGGTCAAGATCGCAGGCGCGAACGTCCACGATGCCGCACAAGTCTAGGACGGCTTGAAGTTCCATAAGGGAGGAAGTGAGCAGAGTACCGCGACGGTCAACGCAGTCCGATAGGTGACGGGTTTATCGCTCCCGGCCTTGCCGGTACTCTTTTAAGTCTTTTAGAAGCGGAGGTTTGATACGGGCTTGCCGACTCGTTGGATTGCGACAGTGTTCGAAGGGTCTGACACCTCGTCAACAATCGGAGCGGTGTTAGCTTTGACGGCAACCATGTTTAAGTATGTGAGACCAAACCCCGTCGAGTAGAACGCGGGGAACGTGGTTGTGCGGTCGGTCTTGGGGACTGACTTCAGAACGATAGTTGTCTTCGTCAGGTCGTCCACCCAACACAGGTTAAAGTGCGTGATGGCAGGCTCTTCCGCTACATCGTAATCCCACTTGACGGTTGTTAGAGCGCCGACAGCCTTCTTCACGGTCTGAGTCGGTGCGCTCACCTGAGCGAAGCAGGCGAAGTTAAATCCAATCATCAAGCACAGCGCGAGGAAGAAGGTCTTCACTTTTTCTCCTTGGAAACGATCTTGATTTCAGCTCCGAACCTATCGAGCATTCGCTCGAATGCGTGAAGCGGGTCAGGCGGGAACAGGTCTTCAACCGGAACGATGACAGGCTCTTCGGGTTGGGCCACGTCTTCCTTGACAATCAGGTTTCGGTGCCCCGCGCCGGAGGCCAACTCAAGAGCCTTGCGAACGCCACGCTCGAACTTACCGACAATCTCATCATCAGCCTTCGACGGTGTTAACGCGGTGATCGCCCTAGACACGAAGACGACAGCCGCTAGGATTTCCAGCAACTGCGTCTCGTGCTGGATGATGTAGCTGTAAACCTGTTCGATCATGTTATTTCAGGAGCAACTTGAAGAGCGCCTTCTCAACGTTGTCGAGTCTGTCTTTGATCTCACCCAGAGCCTTAAGGACGGGAGCGTTATCAGCGGAGCCGCTTGCGGGATTCTCGGCTTCGGCTTTCTCGCGCAATGGCGCAAGGTTCATCCCGAACGGGTCACGGTCGGCAGGCAGCGGAGCAGGGACTCTCTTTTCGATTGGAAGCGGGTAGATGGAATCCAAGACTTCTTCTGGCATCACTGCACCTCGTACTGGAAATTAGGAGCGGGTATTGATCGCGCCTCAACACCCGCGAAAAGGCGGCTTGTCTTAGAGGGGGGAGGACAAGCAAACTTAGGAGAGCTGCTTAGGAACGCGAGCTTCCTTCATCTTCGACACGACCCGAACGAATACTTCAAACTCTTCAGGTGTGAGTTCAACGCCGAAGGCTTCGAGTGTCGCCGTTGCGATAGCGTCGAGTGATTGATTCTCTCTGTTAGCTGCGGTCGTCAGCACCGTCGCCAAGATGGAGGCGTAGGGGTTGACAGCGGCGGCTTGTACTGCGCTCTGTAGAGCGGCCTTGCCTGCTTCCTTGCCAACTGCCTTTAGCCCACCGAACAACTGACTCTTCCATCCCATGATCTACTCCGTAGGTTTCTTGTAGCCGCGCCGGTAGCTGCCAACGGGCCGGGTGAACTTGCCGTAAATCTGAACGTGGTCGGACTCAATCGAGCGGAAGTCTTCGCTGTAATTCCTGTGTTCTTTCTTGCGCCGTGTTTGGCTCACATGACCTTCAGCCTGTTTTACTTCTCGTGTTAGCTTGTTCATGGATACCGCCTATGTGCTATTCGATCACTCCCCTAGACAAACGATCCCCTTCGCAGTCACCCGGTTAGGGAATTTTTTGGTAGTTTTTTTCGCCTAGTCTGACGAGTTTGCGGAGATTACGCCTCCGATTCTCCGCATGTGGCGAGTTACCGCTCGGTGACATTTGGGAATGTCAACGATCATGTTCAGGATTTGTTACCGTTCAGGAATAATGAACGTCCATGTTTCATGGACAGGGCTAGGGGATGGACTACGGGGGTAGATGAACTAAGTATCTTACTGCACTTTTCTTCAGGACTCTCTTAAGACACTTTGTTTCTGCCTACCGACAGGTAGGCACTCAAGTTTGAGTAAGCTTAAGTTTGAGTAGCTTAAACTTTAGTCACTCAAACTTTAGTCACTCAAACTTTAGTCACTCAAACTAAGAGAGCGCGGAGATGAATCTGAGACCACTACTCTCGAAGAGAATCAAAACTGAGGGTGTGACAGCTTCGTAGGATGCCCGAATTTCGCACGGAAAGGGGGCAAGGCTCAATTATTCACCTCTTCCCCGTGGGTAACAGCCTATTCACAAGACTCTTGTTGATTCTTAAGGGGTTTGGCAGGTGACGTGCTTAGAGGGTGTCAAACCTCGCAGTTTGGATCCAAATAAGTGCTTGATTTGAAAGGGTTTCTGCTGAAGCGTTTTTGGGGTATCCAACCGGAGGGAAAGGGATTCCTTTTTGACACAGGGCGGTGGATGTGTCGAGGGGTATACCCCTACCCCTAAAGTTAACAGCCTGCATGGTTTAGACACGAGCTTCGAGCCTTGCTCTGCACCTAATCGCTTCGACGAGGCGAATAGCGTGTTGATTGCAAACATGTTAACACGGCAGGGGACACAATAGGGGACAGATCAATTCACAACCGCTGGAGTCGTGTCCTTGGACATGCCCTTGGCTACCCTTTGGGCTTCGGCCCGTAAGTCCTTGGGCGTAAGGTCTACAGCATCAACCTTCACGGCCTTAAGCTCACCCGCGAGTTCTAGGATGTCTCTACAAGCCAAGCGCTTGACTTGATCGTTGGCAGACGACAACGCTAAATCCGCCAATATTCGCCTTGCCATATCTGCGTCTCTTTGAGCTTGCTCACGTTGCGGTGCTTGAAATTCTAGCCTCAGTTGCTCAATGTAATCAGCATATTGCCGACATAGTTCTTGACAATTCGTCATGGCCGACGACATGGCATAGCCCGCATCAATCCCAGCTTCTTTCACGGTCTTGAACCGACCCGAGGCTACGTTGAAGAACAGCCTCTTTTGCCTTGGAGTTAGCTCTTGACCTGCACCATCTTTCCTACCCTTCGACTCTTTACCCTCAACTGTATACTGATTAGGCATAGCTAAACCCCTTAGTCCATTGCACTTTGTGGAAAAAAATGTCCTAAAATCGGCAACCTGTCCACTTTTCGGTAATCGCATCCCCTCAAGTATACCGCCGCATGAGCCCACAAAAACTCACTCGCCTTTTGTTTTCAACGTGTTAACACTTTGGCAACGTGCTTGCTTGTACTGTGCTCAGGTCGGCATACTGACCTGCCGCTGTGAGAGGCGGCCAAAACCCAAACTTGGAGCGGATACCATGAACCTACCTGTAGTCCAATCCCATCAGTTCGAGCTTATCGCCTTAGCGGTTGCGGTTTATACCTGCTACTGGCTTGCTCGTGTTTTGAAGGGAGCGCGTTAACATGAGCACTCCGAAAACCCTCATAAACCGTTTCAACGGAAACCGTTGCAAAACTTGCAAGACACCGCAGAGCAAGGGCGTCGTGATTTACTGGCACGGCAAAGGCGAAGGAATCACCTGCCAGACCTGCTATAACGCAGCAACCAACAATTTCAGCAACGAGACGGCAACCGCCGTTGAGAGCGACGAGCAAGACGCACCGCCCTCGACTGATTGGGCGACTATGAGCGTCGATGAACTCCGGAAACATTGCCGAGCTTCCGGATTGAACGGCACGACTCTGCTATCACTCGGCAAAGCTCAGCTTGTCGAATACCTCACGACTGGCACCTACACGCCCAAGGTTGAGAGACACCCCGACACGGTGATTATCCCGGCAGCTAGCACCAACGGCAACGGCTCAGCGATTGAAGAGGCAATCCGGAAGATTGCCGAGAGCGTAGCACCGAAAGCGCAACCCATTGACGCCGAGCAGATCAGCGCCATGATCGACGCCAAGGTAAAGAGCTTGTCAGTACCGCGGCCCGTCACTGTCACTGTCAAGTCTGAAGAATCAGGCGAGACTAGAGACATGGGAATACAGCATAAGCTTTTCCCAACGTTGCTCCAAATCTGTTCAGCGTATAAGCAAGGCCGAGGCCCGTTGAATGTTTGGCTAGCAGGACCCGCAGGTAGCGGAAAGACAACCGCCGCTCAGAACGTTGCAAAAGCCCTTGACCTGAAATTCTACTTTACGGGAGCCATCAGCGAGCCCTTCAGCTTGCTTGGCTTCAAGAACGCCAACGGCGAATACCAACGGACGGCGTTTCGCGAAGCTTACGAGAACGGAGGGATTTTTCTGTTTGACGAGATCGACGGCAGCAGCAACGACGCCGTTCTACCCTTCAACGCAGCAACCGCCAACGGACATTGCGCCTTCCCTGATGGCTTAGTGGAGAGACACAAGGATTGCATCATCATAGCCGCAGGGAATACTTTCGGCTTAGGTGCAACCGCAGACTACGTGGGACGCACGAAGCTTGACGCCGCAACCCTTGACCGCTACGTGTTCCTGTCATGGGACGTTGACGAGGCCCTAGAGCTTGCCATTGCCAACAATGATAATTGGGTGAAGAGGGTACAGCAGGTTAGAGCCAACGTGAAAGCAAGGGGTATCAAGGTGCTAATCACTCCCCGCGCTTCAGTGTACGGCGCAACGTTGCTCGCGACTGGCATGGCATGGCCGCAGGTTGAAGAGTTAACTTTGCGCAAGGGCATGAGCCCCGAGCAATGGAAAGAGGTGGCCTAGTCATGTTCTACTCTTTCGACTCCATTCAAGACTTTGCCCGAGCTTGCGAAAAGCTCACCCCTCGCGATGCCTACAGCGAGGGGTCTTGGTACGGCTTCGAATCCTACAACGACACGCTTAAGGGTTGTTTCAAGGGCGACTCTAACCTAGTCGTGAAATCTGACGAGTTTTTAGAGCAGGTTGAAGCGGAATCAATCGAAACCTTGCAGCCCTATTGGGCGAAATCGGTTCAAGGAGCCTTTTGCAACGTCCCCGACTACCTGAGCGGGAGCCCAACGCCGATGAGACTCCGCAAGAAAGCAAGCTCAGAGCTTAGCCCCGTCAGCATATACGTGAGCACAACCTGCTCAGGCGGAATCGACTCAGAGGTAATGACAAAACGCGGCCTAGTGGCCCTTGCACTACTCCGGAAGCTTGAGACGATCCGCCCCGTTAGCCTGTACCTGTTAGCCGAGACGCACGGCAACAAAGACGGCATCTGTGCAATCGCCGTCAGAATGCAATCTAGTCCCATCGACTTGTCAGTAGCTTGCTACGCCCTTGCTCACGTCAGTTTCGCCCGACACCTGACCTACACCTTTGCGCAGCGTCACGAGGGATTTAACGGAGGGTGGCCAAATCAGTACAAATACGGCGAAACGAACGGAGGGAGCAAATATTACAACTTCATCCGTCAGCACGTAGGCATGAACGAGCAGGACATTTACGTTCCACCCGCAGCCCTCCACGACCAAATGCTGAAGAACCCCGTGGAATGGATTAACACGAAGCTTCGAGAAATCGGAGCTTCGGAAGAGTAGGCAAGACGCGAGACGCGCTTGAGGCCGGCAACGACCGGCCCATAGCGGGATTCGCGTCCCGAAGTTAACTTCAAATCTCAGTGAGAGGGGATTAGACATGAGCGAAGAGACGAAACAAGCAAGTCAGAGCGAACCCGAGGAAGACGGTTTCCTCGCAATCCTCGTGATTGAACGAGCACCGCAGAACAAGTGGGAATACAACCCCATCTTTCAGCTTGGGCAGGTTGTAGCCACGCCGGGAGCAATCGCAGAGCTTGACGGCCCCGACATGATCGACCTGCTCATAGCCCACGCCGACATGGAGCAAGGAGAGCTTGGCAACGAAGACCATCAGCTAAACGTGCTAGCAGTCAAGGACGGCTCACGCATCGTCAGTAAGTTCAAGGTGAGAAGCACGAGCTTCTATGTCATCACCGAAGCAGACCGCAGTGTAACGACCGTTCAGCTTCCGGAGGAATACTAACATGCAAGCTCAAATCATTGCACAGCGCGACCTAAGACCGGGCGACGTGGTTTCAATCCACTCCCCCGGCGCACCTGACAGCGCGTATTCGACCGCGACTGTTCTCACAATCCAAGAGGGACTTGTAAGGCTTCAGCGGCCTTACATCACATGGGAGCCACGAGGGAACGGATTCTGCAAGCTTGCAGTTGAGAGCTTCGCAGTGTTCCAAGACTCAGGGCTTGAGTGGACGGTTTACAGGCGGGAGGAAAGTTAACTTGACCGTGCCTAGTGGTCGGGAGCTTAGAAGCCTTAAGCTCCCTGCCAACGGGGACGCAGCCGAGTCCAATTTCCTAGTGAGAGAGGGAAACCATGACCCCAAGGGAACTACTGAGGGAGCAGGAGCAGGAGGAGAGGGAGGCGCAGGAGGAATGCAAACAAGGAAAGAGTGAGGACGGCAAGCAAGGAAAGCCAACCTTCGACGGTCAGGTATTCACTGACGGAGAGGGGTGTATCTATGTCTAGGAGAGGCGAGAGACACGGGCGAGCGAAGTACAGCGATGCGCAAGTAGCACTTGTCAGGAAGAACTATCAGCGATGGATTCGGATTAGCGGGAAGATCAGCCCCAAGGCACTAGCGCACCGCTTTAACATGCCTTACAGCACAGTGATGAAAATATGCTACGGACACATCCGTACTGAAAGCGAGGGAGCATGAGCAGCATACTTGAGAGAGTTAACACCACACTAGACGCGCTGTCAGACTTGGCGGGGACTGGCATCGCAGCGAACCGGCTGGAGGCGAGAGTTGAATTGCTCTACCTCGTGGGCGACGTGCTGCACTACGAGCGGGAGAATATCAAGAGAAGGATTCTTGAGGACATCGCAATAAAGACCAAGAGAAACTACAGGCAAGCTTCGAGCGTTGACCTGCTAATCGAGAGACTAAGGAAGGGAGGCAAGGCATGAGCGACGATTGCACTAAGCCGGATTGTCCAATCTGTGAGCAGCACAGGAAGGAAGCCGAGGGCACCGTGAAAGTTAACGGGCATGAAGAAGCCTGCAACTGTCAAGAGTGCTTACAGTACGAGATTGAAGCGCTTGAGCGCACGGCTGAGAAGTACCGAGAGCAGCTCGAAGAGGTTGACCTTGTGTTAACTGAGATGAGATGGCACGCAGACAGAGGACTACTGGGCAGGGTGAGGGCTGTACTAGGGAAAGACTGAGGACGGCAAGCAAGGTAGGAAATCAATCTAAGGGGTGAGGCAAAAAGCCACAATCGAAGCTGATTGTGGCTTTTTTGTTGCGCAGTCTTGTCGCAAAGTGCTATGGTTGAGCGTTCACTCAGTCATCCCTCATGGACAACTGAGCCCGAACGTGGAAAAGGCCCACCGGGTTTTGAAAGCGAGGTGCAAACGAAACTCGGTGAGCCCCACCCCCAGATTGCGGATATGTAATCTGAGGATTTGCTCGTAAGGGGTGAGAGACCCTGACGGGCCAGTAGTAAGAATGAGGCAATACCCCTTGGGCTGTCAAGAACTATTACGAAACCTCGGAGCATTCCTAGTCGTATCGTGGGGACACTCTTGGGGACAAATGAAACGATAAAATCCCCACCGAACACGAACCAACGCCACTCTTCACGACTCAACGCAAACGATAACCTCTTGATTCCACAACACACGCCTCCCTCTCAAGGCGAAGAGTACGGGTTCGATCCCCGTTAGCGCTACCATTTTCAATCACTTACAACAGAGCTAGCTTTCACGGGGACAGATTGGGGACACTTCACTTCCCGGTGAAGCGATAGTAGGCGAAGCAAAAGGCGGCTACTGTAACGCCAACCAGAAGGGCGCTAGTGACCGAGCTTGACATCGCGAAGTTACCAGCACCAGCAAGAGCCCCGACAAACAGGTTATACGGAATCTTGGATTTCATTTGGTCGTCTCCTTGGTGGTCTTATCGGCAACTTCATGGTAGTCCCTCCATGCAAACTCAATGCAGTCGGTCGCGAAACAGATCGACTTGAAAGCAACCCAACCGACTAGGTAGAACGGAGCAAGGAACGGAAACATGATCGCGATGAACACGTAACCGATGATTGTTTTCGTTTTCACTTGGAACCTCCGAACTTCCCGGCCAGTGAATCACTCGCCTCTCGTATGCTCTGCCGTGTTAGGTGAGCGTAGCGCGTGGTCTGTCTGATGTCACTGTGCCCAAGGAAGTCTGCGATAGTCTTGATGTCGTGGCCTGCCATAGCGAGATGGCTTGCAGCCGTGTGCCTCAAGTCGTGGAGCCGGAAGTTAACAACGCCTGACTTCTTCACAGCCTGACTGAAGGCCCATGTCACCGCGTCACCGGATGGCACCCAATGAAAAACCCTGTCGTCTGTCTCATGGCGAGGCAAGGTCTTCAGCAGTGCAACCACGTCAGAGTTGAGAGTAATCACCTTCTCCTTGTGCCTCTTGTCCCGCTCGATCACACCGAAGCCGTTCACTAGGTCAACGTTCGACCAGCGCAAGGCGAGGGCTTCGCTTCGTCTGCATCCAGTGTTAACAAGAAAGACAGCGATGGCCCGGTAGCACTCGGGCACGTTCTTCAACAACGCCTCCCACTCTGAGGGGTCAAGGAACCTGACGCGAGGAACTGAGTCGCGAGGCATCTTGACCTTGTTGAATGGGCTCTTTCCGATCTTCTCCAAGCTAACAGCCATACTGAAGACATGCCGCAGGATGGCAAGCTCTTTGCGCACTGTGCCGCTGGTGACATGCGCGGCTCGTTGGTTCTTGTACTGCGTGATTAGCTCGGGCGTGATGTCCTTCAACTGATGACACCCTGCACCAATAAAAAAAGGGAGCAAGTGCGAACTGATCGCGCCAAGCTCCCTGACAAGAGACCTCTCACTGATGTTTGCTGATTGCTCGGGAAGGTAGGTGTTAACTACGAAGTCTTTAAGCTCACACCTAACTTCTGAGCGAAGCGCTTCCTGCTCCCTTCGAAAAGAGTCCCGTGCTTCGATGGCTTCCCGCTTGGTTGAACCTCCCGGCCTGTTAACACGCTTGCCGGTTGCGTCCTTGGTGCGGAACCAGTAACACCCGCCTCTGTCT